GAACACCAGCACAGTTCCCCCGCCCGCTGGTGGCGACTCTTCCAAGGCAGAACCCCCCAAGCCCGGGGAGCCCGACTCAACCCGTGCCCCCGCGTCTTGGAGGCATGCAGCCCGTCTGGACTGGGAGAAGGCACCTCCGTCCATCCGCCAGGAAGTGGCAAGGCGAGAGGCCGACGTGGCCCGGATGGTGACAGAGCATCACCCAGTGAAGCAATTCGCAGCGGAGATGCAACGGACGCTGGAGCCCATTCGTGAGTCGGCCCGTGCGCGCGGCACCACGCCTCAGCAGCTCGTGTCGGATTATGTGCGGTTCGACAGGGCGCTTTCCTCGAGAGACCCAGCTGCGCAAGCGGCGGCCGTCGCCCAAGTCATCAAGGCGTACGGCGTGGATATTGAGGCACTTGCCGGCGCCATCGACAGGCCAAGCGGACGGGAAGCGCCAGTCGACAGGGCGTCACTCGAGGCCCAAATACGCGCTGAAATTGCGGCCGACTTCGAGGCGAAGCGTGGCCAGCAAGAGATGTCGCAACACATGCGACAGGTGCAAGAATTCGCGAAGACGCCAGATGCGGCCCTGATGAACGATGAAATCCGCTTCGACATGGCGGCGCTGATTGACAGCGCGGCGGCTCGTGGCGTTGTTCTGTCTTTGAAAGACGCATACAGTCAGGCCGTCTGGGCGAACCCTTCAACGAGGGCCATTGTCCAGCAACAAGAGGCAGCCAAACGCCAGTCGACCGCGCAAGCGGCCACGCAACGGGCAATGGCAGCGGGAAGCTCCGTCAAGAGTCGGCCTGCATCTCCCCTCGGCAGTGGCGAAGGGAAGTCTCTGAGAGATGATTTGGAAGCAGTCGCAGCACAGTTGAGCGGACGCTAGGACCGAAATCCGGCCACCAAAGCGAGCCGCGAAAGAGCACCAGGGCCCAAGGACCGCGACTGCGGCCACCTCGCCAAGCGTGCACCCCAACCCCATGCCCGTTCTCGGGCTTGACCCTTTCGCCCCTCGAGGTGCGTCGTGGCTTTCCCAAACTCGTCAGTGACAGACCTTGTCGTTACCACTCTTGCTCGGCGCTCCAAGACAATCGCCGACAACATCACCGCCAACAACATGGCCCTTGTGAAGATGAAGGCCAAGGGCGGGGTGAAAAACATCGATGGTGGCCGCACCATCTATGAACCCTTCTCCTTCGCTGCGAACGGGAACGTTGGCTGGTATTCCGGCTATGACACCCTCACCACCTCTGCTGCTGACGTCATCGGTGGAGCGGAGTTCAGCTGGAAGCAAGCGGCCTGCCCTGTCGTCATCTCTGGGCTTGAGATGCTCAAGAACTCCGGTGACTCGGCTGTGTTCGACTTGCTCGAAGCACGCATGAAGGTTGCTGAAGCCTCCATGGACAACCTCATCACCGTCGGATTTTTCTCTGACGGTACTGGGACGGGCGGGAAGCAGCTGGACGGCGTCCTTGCGACGTGTCCGGTGGACCCGACGACTGGAACCTACGGCGGAATTAACCGAGCCACGGCGGGCAACGAGTTCTGGCGCCCGTACGCGCTGGACACCGGACTCGCGCCGGCCTCCAACACCATCCAGGCGAAATTCAACACCGCCATGGCCAACCTGTCGTTCGGCAAGGACCGCCCGGACACCATCGTTGTCGATGACGACGTGTGGAGCGCGTTCCTCGCTTCCTTGCAGGCGAACCAGCGATTCACGGACCCGGGCACCGCCGACTCAGGCTTCCTCACTCAGAAGCACATGGGCGCGGATGTCGTGTTGGACGGAACCTGCACCAACGTGACGGCCTACGTCCTCAACACCAAGTACCTCCACTTCCGGAGCCACAAGGACCGGAACATGGTGCCGCTCGGGAAAAACCGCACGTCCGTCAACCAGGACGCAGAGGTCGCTATTTTGGCATGGGCAGGGAATTTAACATGTAGCGGTTCCCGATATCAGGGCCAGATTGTCTTCTCCTGATTCGCACCATGACTGCCGCTCGCCAACGCAACGGCGGGCGGCCTCATTCCAACCACCTTTTGAAACGAGAAAACCATCATGGCTGCCAAAACTGCTGGAACATGGAAAGTCACAAACAGAATCGGGATTGAAGACCTCACCTATTTCGGCACCACCAAGCTTTGGCCGCTGGGTGAGCGCGTCAAGGCGAAGGACATGGGCGCCACCGACTACGGGCCCGGGGAGTTCATCTACCTTGAGGGTTGCGCATCCATCGTTCGCGGAGACATTGTTGTATTCAATGACAACTATCTCTGCGTTCGCTCTGTTGGCGGCCTGACTGGCGCCGTGGCCGTCGCGTTGGGCGCATGCGTGGCGTCCAACTACGGCTGGTTTCAGATTCTCGGCCGCGGCGTGGCGACGTCCAACACCACCATTGTCGATGGAACGCAGGCCTATATCTGCGGCACCGCGGCCATGATTGACGACGCAGTTCTCGCAGGCGATGCCATTGTGGGGATGATTATCTCCAGCACCACGGACACCGCGACGTGCATCGTCAACATGACGACGTATCCGGTCGTCGCCGACATGAACGCCACCTAAACCATTCACCGAGGGCTCGCCCTGACGCACGGGGCGGGCCTTTCTCACGAGAGAATTCATGGCCTACCCGACCGGCGTTTCCTTTCAGCACATGGGCCTCGCAATGGGTTTGCAGCCCATCGGCGAGACGTCCACCACCCAGAACCACGTCCTGGGGCTGGTGGTTGAGGCCAAAGACGTCACCTACGGCCCTGGCAAGTTCATCTATTGCAAGGGCGTGGCTTCCACGGCAAAGGGAGACCTCTGTACCTACGACACCGTCAACGGAGACACTGCGCGGGCAGTCAACGGAGGAAGCACATCTACCGGCCCTTGTGGCGTGGCGATGTCCGCGAATGTCGCGTCGCAATATGGGTGGTACCAGATTGAGGGCGCAGGGCCCGTTGCAGCGGGCACCGTTGCCGCCGATGCGCCGCTCTACCTGACGTCAACGGCCGGCACAGTGGACGACGCGGTGGTGGCCGGGGACCTCGTCTCTGGGCTGGTGGCGCGCTCGGTAACCGCGTCTGGGTTCGCCACCTGTCAGATAGACCATCCCAGCATTTCGGGCGGTGGCGGTATTTCCGCGCCCACGTACGGGGCGCTTACCGGCATTCTGAAAGTCACCCTGACGGCCGAGGCAGAAAACACCGGAGCCAACACCATCGAAGTCGAAGGACAGGTGTCGGACATTCTTGGAGTGGCTGTCGCATCCGCGAAAGAGGTGCTCGTCCGGTCTCTGGCCGTCACGGCCAACGAGGGAGACTTGTCCATCGGCGCGGGCGCAAACCCTGGAACGTTGATTAAGGCGTTCGCTCCAGCGGCTGGCGTCAACGAGGCATGGATTGCCACGACGGCTGCCGGACATTTCCGCTTCATCGTTACCAACGCGGCGGCAGAGACAAACCTTGTCCAGGTGACGGTGCCGGGAGGCATCACTGCGGTTTTGAAGCTGACGTTTGCATAGAGCAAAGCCGGGCGGCACGCCCCCTCGTGCGTCGTTTGGCCTCGGGTGTCCGTCCCACATGGACGGCGCCCACTTACCTTCGAGGGGAAAATTCGAGGGGATGACATGGACGACTCAAGCTTTTTTGCGATGGCCAGCAGTGAGGCGCAGCAGCAAGCAGACGCGGGGCTCCTGGTGCGGTTTGAATGGGCAGACGTTCCCGACGCAGACGCCACGGAAAAGGCCGGCTACCCACAGTTTCGCCGCAGAGAGCGGGTGTGCATCCGCATTCCGGGCCGAGACGAGCGCTTCGACTGGGTGAAGGAAGAGCACAGACGCCGCTTCCCGCGCGCCTACGCCGCATTCAAGGCAGGCACACCCGAGAAGATTGACGGCACGCCGCTCTCCGACTGGCCCGGCACTAACAAAAACGAAGTGTCCATGCTTGGCCACTATGGCGTGCTTTCCGTGGAACAGCTGGCGGGCACATCCGATGAAAGCATCTCTCTCATGGGCCACGGTGTGCGCCCCATCCGAGACAGGGCGAAGGCGTGGCTTGAGGCGCGCAAGTCAAACAAGCCCGTGGCCGAGCTCCAATCCGCACTCAAGGAGCGAGACGAGAAGATTGAGGCGCTCACCGACAGACTGTTGGCACTCGAGTCTGCCCTGACTGCGAAAGGGACAGCTATTCCCACCGAGAAGCCCAAGCGCATCCGCAAGAAGGCCGAGAAGCCACTGGAGAGCTAAGTGCCCAACTTCGACACCGCGACAAACATCATCAACTCAGCGGGCCATGAGTCGGGCCTCTGGACTGAAGTTGTGTCGGACCCGTTTGCCTCGACGGATGCCAACGTTTTGCAGATGTGTCACCTGCTTAACCGCGTTGGGAAGGCGCTGGTGCGCGCAAGAGACTGGTCCCACCTCATCGTCCAACATGAAGACACCACGGACGGCGACGAGTCATTCGAGTTCCCGGCAGACTTCAACCGACTCCGAGACGGAACGGTGTGGAACACCACCACCAGCCTTCCAATGAAGGCCATTGCCAGCGGGAGTGAGTGGCAGGCGCTGAAAAACTCCACTGCGGCGAGTGCGCTAGGCCGCGTGTACCGCGTCATGGGTAACGTTTTTTATATCTGGCCCGTGGTGGGGCCGACCGAGGAAGAAGACTACGCAATGGAGTACGTCTCGGGCTGGTGGGTGGGAGACATCTCAAGTCCGACCGTCCCCAATCTGGCGGCATCGACGGCCGGCACAGACGTGCTCTTCTTTGACGAAGCCCTGCTTGTTTCCGGAGTGAAGCTCGCCTTTGCCCGGCTCAAGAACCGAGACACCACGGCACTTCAAGCAGAGTACGACGAAGCATGGAGCGCTGCTGCTGGTGGGGACTCCTCGGCCCCCATCATCTCCATGGCTACCCTTCCAGGCCCGATGCTTCTGGGCTCAGGCAACATTCCAGACACGGGGTTTGGCGGATGATGTTCGGCGCCCCGAAGAGACGAGCCGCCCAGCAAACGGCGCAAGACGTCTCCTTGCCCGCGCCCTCTGGTGGACTCAATGCCAACTCAGCAGCAATGGGCATGGCTCCAACCGAGTGCATGCTTCTCTTCAACATGTTCCCGGATGACTACGGATTGCGCGTCCGTCTCGGAAGTCGCGAATGGGCCGGCGACATGGACGGGGCGAGTGATGACCTTGTCCGCACCATCATCCCCTACACCGGAAGCAATTCAGACGAGACACGGGTCTGGGCGACAACCTCGACTGGAATCTGGGACATCACCGAGTCGGGCAACTCCAGCACGGGGACAGAACCGACGCAGGTGCTGGCCTTCTCATCTTCATCGGGGCGCGCGGGACACGGCATTGCGCACGCTCAGACAACGACGGCGGGGAATTTCCTCTACTACGCCGACGAACAGAACGGCCTGCACGTCTACACCGAGTCAACGCAGACATGGGCCGCCCCCGCTGGCGTCGCCATCACCGGAGTGGACCCAGCGGATTTAGTCTTCGTCACCGTCTACAAGGGCTTCCCATTCTTCGCGGAACGAGACTCAACGGACCTCTGGTTTCTGGACGTCGGGACGGTGACGGGCGCGGCCTCGAGACTTGGCATCGGCTACAAGCTCCAGGCGGGTGGCGACATTGTCGGCCTGTGGAGTTGGACTTACGACGGCGGCTCCGGCCTGGATGACTCGCTGGTGGTTGTCTCCCGTGGTGGCGACGTCGTTGTGTTTCAGGGCGTTGACCCATCCGACTCCAACCTCTTCAGCGTCCAAGGCGTCTGGGGTGTCGGGAAGATGCCGGCGGGCCGTGACTTGGGCACCACCTTCGGCGGAGATTTGTTGCTGCTGACACGCATGGGCATTCTTCCCATGTCCAAGCTTGTGAAGGGCCAGACGCTGGAGTCAGTGGAATACGAGACCGGGAAGATTCAGCCGCTCTTCAACTCCCTGATGCAGCTTTATGGCGACAACTTCGGCTGGAGCATGCGCCTTCACCCCGAAGAGGCCGCGCTTTACGTGACGGTGCCCACGCAGACGAATGAAGCAACCATCCAGCTCGCGATGTCCATGTCTCGACGTGGGTGGACGCGGATTCGTGGCTTGGACATGTTCTGTTGCGCGCCGCACGAAGGGAAAATGTACTTCGGCAGCACGGACGGCAGTGTCTACATCAACGACGGCAACGTGGACGGCCAACCGCTGGATGACCCAAGCGACACCACGGCAATTGATTACTCCGGCATTTCCGCTTTCCAGAACTTAGGCAGCGGGAGGCAGAAGCAAGTCCACCTGATAAAAACCTACTTCCTGTCCGAGTCGCAGGCTCCAAGCTTCGCAGTGAATGCGCGCTACGACTTCAACTTGACGGAGCTGGACGCCGTGACGCTGGCCCCTGCATCGGGCGCCGTCTGGGACACCGCAGTTTGGGACACAGACGTTTGGGGCGGGGCTTATGCGCCATCCAGTGCGGTGCGAGGTGCGTCAGGCATGGGCGCCAATGTCGCCATTGCGTGGCGAGGCTCGGCTTCAAGCAGGACAGTTCTGACTGGGTTTGAGCTCAGTCTCTCAATTGGAGGCATGCTCTAATGCCCGCACCGAATGCGAATGGATTTGCCGAATCCGCCAAGCAAGTAGACCAACTCGCCCAGGAGCAGATGGCCAGAAGTCGGGCTCCTTCGTCCAACCCATGGGCTCAGCAATTTACTGGCTCAGATGGCTCCATCCAGCAGCAATTCACCGGGCCCCTGGGCGGCGCCAACCAAAGCCTGATGGGGCAAGCCCTCCGCAACATGGGCGGCCCGATGGACTTCAACCAGTACAACGTTGGCACGGGCGACCAGCACCGAGCGGACGCTATCGGCGCGGCGTCTGGGCAAATGAATGACTGGTTCGGCGGCATGCAAGGCCAGATGAACGGCGCCACGGCGCAGAGCCTCCAGAACCAGGGCTACACGCCAGGCTCCC